CGTTCAGTGTGTATCACAGGGCAGCTACTTCTTCTGGAACTGTCAATGCACCTTGTAGCAGAGTGTCCTACCTTGAAGATCATTCAGCTTAACACGGATGGTATCATGGTAAGTTTTGATAAATCTGACGAAGCAAAATGGCAGGAGATTACGCAGGAGTGGCAGGACAGAACAGGTTTTGAACTGGAAGAGGATTTCATTCAGAAAATCGTTCAGAGAGATGTGAACAATTATGTAGAAGTACCTGTAGGTGACGGCAAACCGAAGGTCAAGGGTGGCAATCTGGTAAGAGGGATCTTAACCAATGCAAACATTGACTTTACGACAATGGGCTTACCTGCATGGGACAACATGAGTGGCGGTGCTTGGAATATCAATAACAATGCCTGCATCGTGGCTACAGCAATGAAAGAGTATTTTGTGAACGGGACTCTCCCGGAAGAAACCATTGCGGCAAGCAATAATATCCTTGATTTTCAGGTGATAGCGAAAGTCGGAGGTAAATATTCTGGATGCTACCAGTTAATAGGTGGTGAGAAAGTTCCGGTACAGAAGGTCAATCGTGTGTACGCCTGCAAGAATAAAGGTTATGGAAAGATTTATAAGACTCACGCCACTACCGGAAAGGACGCAAAAGTTCCCAGTCTGCCAGATCACTGCATAGTAGATAACAATAATGAGTTGTCCATAGACGTTGTGGACAGAGAATGGTATGTCAAACTGGCAAAGGAACAGATACGGAAGTTTTTAGGTGTGAAAGCACCACGGAAGAATACCAGAAAAATAAATTCGCTAAAGAAAAAGTCATTAGCGTTGTTCAATTAAGGAGGACAAGAACATGGAAAGTTCAGCAAAAAAAAATGGTAACAGCAGAAGAGTTTGACGCAGCAGTAAAGCAGGTTATTCACGATCAGGTGAGTGATCCGAAACTGGATGGGATGGGAAAACTGCTCATTCCGCTGACAGGTGCTATTTTCGCAAAAGATGTTAAGAAGATTCTGTTCGGGGAAACCGAAGAAAATAAGGAGGACTAAGACTATGAAATTTCATGAAGTGAGCAAGGCTATGGATAAAGGTAAGAAGATCAAACTGAAAGACTGGGACAACGCCTACTGGTATAAAAAGGGCGGTATCATTATTAACCATGACGAAGAAGGTTTTGAATGTGATGCAAGAGAAATCTTCCCGTTTGATTTAATGTGGGTAGCAAACGGTGACTGGGAGATTGTTGTTGAAAATCTGACTCCGATGAATTTCAAGGAAGCGTTCAAGCTGATGAAGCAGGGCTATCCAGTGAAACTTCCGTCTTGGGGTGGTTACTGGTACTGGGATGCCACAAAGGAAACTATCGTGATGCACACGAAGGATGGCAGAGAATTGGATATCCGTGAGACTAAGAGGGTTGAATACACCACTCTGAATATTCTTTCTGATGAATGGGTGCTTGCAAGCACTAAGAACTGCCCTGCAATGGGTGGTGAAGCTACTTTCTCCTTCGGGGAAGCAATCAAGTATCTGAAACGTGGACACAAGGTAGCCCGTAAGGGATGGAACGGCAAGAAGCAGTACATTCAGCTTGCAAGCGGAATCTCTTACAAAGCACCTACCGGAGATATCGTGAACTGTGAGCATGATGCCATCGGTAACATGGCAGTAGCTTTTGTCGGAACTTCCGGGGTACAGATGGGTTGGCTTGCATCTCAGGCAGATATGCTTGCCGATGACTGGGTATTCGCAGAGTAAGGAGGATTAGCTATGTTTTATCTGTTAGGAATTATCATCGGGCTTGTAATCAGTTTTCTGATTACTGCCGTGCTGATCTGGATTCTGGCTATGTGTTTTGGTTTCATGTTCACTTGGAAACTGGCACTGGGAGTCTGGGTTATCTATCTGATTATCAAGAGCATTTTTACAAGAAATTAAGGAGGATCAATAACAATGGCAAACATTTATGAAGGTATGAACGTGAGACAGAAACTTGCAAAGGCAAGATTGCAGTTCCTTAACCAGAAGGTTAAGAAGTCTGGTAAGAATATGCACTTGGAGTTCAAGTATTTTGAGTTGGAGGACATTGTACCTCCTGCGATCAGAATCTTTGCCCGTGTGGGACTTACCACAGACATTGACTTCACCGATGAAAACGGTGCGGTCATGAGAGTGTACAACACTGACAACTCTGAGGAAGCACCTATTGAGTTCCGTGTGCCGTACCGTGAGGTTAAGCCTATCGTAAGCAATGCAGGTAAGGAAGTAACCAATCCGATGCAAGCACTTGGTTCATCTATTACATACCTCAGACGTTACCTCTGGATGGCAGTTTTGGATATCACTGAACCGGATGACATTGACGCTACGCTTGGTTCTGAACCGGAAGAGGAAGAACCGGAGATTGAAGCACCGAATCCAGAGAAAGCAAAGACTGAGAAGAAGTCTCAGAAGAAACAGAAAGCCCCGGCTACACCTGCGGAACGTAAGGAAGCAAAGGAAACTCTGACGGACACTGAGGGACAGGCAGATGACTTGCAGATTGCAGCACTGAAAAATGCCTGCAAGGAACTGATGGAGAAAGACCCGGATCAGGAAGATTTTGTTCAGCAGATTGCCATGAAAACCAATGGCTTCACTCAGGTAACACGTTCTCAGTGTGAGCAGCTTATCAAGAATCTTGGCGAGATGATTGCAGCTTACAAGACGGAGGGCTAATGTATGTCAGACAATGTGAATCATCCATCCCACTACGAAACAGGGAAGTTTGAGTGCATTGACGTGATGGTAGAGACTCAGGGCGTACAGGCAACGAAGGATTTCTGTTTGTGCAATGCCTTGAAGTATATCTACCGTCACAGACGGAAGAACGGTCTGGAAGATATTCAGAAAGCAATCTGGTATCTGAATAAAGCCGTAGAGTTGGATGGACAAATTAAGGAACTGATTGACTGTAGAACAATCGGGGAAAGCGAACCCCGTTACATGGAGGGCAGAAGTAATGAGGAAATTTAAGAGAATGATCGCAAGAGCGAATATGAAACGTGCCGGATATACCCGTCTGAATAAGAAAGGCGGGGACGGCAGAAGCACTTTTGCAAAGCTGTGGAAGCAGTATATGTAAGGAAGGAGTCACAGGGATGACGAAAAGACAACTCATTAAGTGGTTGGAAGCGAAAAGAGAAGAAGCTATTGGAGAGGTTTGTAGTCAGGCTACTGATACTCTTAACACATATTATACGGATAGAAACACAAAAATTGAACTTGAAGAAACTGCATCTGAAATTGCCGATCTTATGAAACAGGCATCTGATAAAGTAGATGCTTTCAAGGCAAAGGTCAAAGCGTCCTATCCTGATGCTGATATCAGTGGAGGGTACTATGGATCAGTTACATACAAATTGAATAATCTGATTTCAAAGTATGAAATTCGTGACGGCTTACTCAAAGAATTTGAGGATAAGCGAACACCTCTGGTTAAGTCAATCATTGCCCGAAAGAATGATTTGATTTCAGGCATCAAGAGTAATTACGCTAATGTGATTGCAAATGTTCAAAATATGAAAAATGCGAAACTGGCAATGGAATATCTGACAGGTCTGGGATTTGATTTGACTTCGCTGATTGAAGAGGACAAGAACCCGGTAACTACGGCTTTGGCTGTAGAAGTAGATACAAGATTTCTGTTTATAGGAGGTAAGA